GACAAAAAATAAACAGATATGGCAACGACCGGAATAGTTAACGGAACCCTTATCGGGTTGTACAAGGTGGCAGGCAGCCCTTCCACTTTCACCAAGATTGCAAACGGCCGCGCCGCTGGCGCCGACCTGTCAATCGACATGATTGAAATCACGACCAAAGACAGCAGCGGTTTCAAAGAATACGTTGCCGGCGAAAAAGGCGGCACGTTTCAATTTGAAGGATTGTTCGAATACGAAGCCTCGGTATCGTCTCAGGGCCTCAGCTTTGATGACCTGGTAACCGATGCGCTCGCAGGTACCGCGTTTACCATCCGCTGGTCAAGCCAAAGCACCGGCGACGACTACCTGGAAAGCTCCGTGCTGATCAGCAGCGTATCGGCAAGCGCCCCGCAAAACGAGAGCGCGACATTCAGCTGCACCATGCAGATGACCGGCACAATCACTCTTGGAAACGTATCCTAATACCTGACACATGACGCAGCTGACTATCGCAAACCAAGCCTATCCAATCGCCTACCCTGTGGCGGCGCTTACGCGCATCCTGCGCACGATGAAAATCGACGCAACACAACTGAGCGAAAAAGCCACAAGCCAAAACCTCGCAGACATGGTGGAATTTACAGCCACCGTGGCATGGGCTGGGCTTGTGTCTGGCGCGGTCAAGTCCGGCAAGCCGAAACCGTTTGGCGATCCGGATGAACTGCTGGAGGCCATTGAAAGCCTGGAACAACTTGCACCCAGCCTGACCGCGTTTAGCGAGGCTTGGGCCAAGTTCACCGGGGCCGACGAAGCCAAAGAGCAGCCGGCCGACGAGGCAGAAAGCGAGGCCCCCAAGTCGGGGGAGATTCTGCCGCCAACGGTCTGACCGCGTGGGACATCGAGCGGATTGCGTTCGGTGAATTAAACCTACGGCCGGCCGACATGGAGCAAGCCTGCCCGCAATGGTTCAGGCTGGCGTGGGATGGGAAACGCAAGGCGGCTGAGCGGGAGCAGCGCGACGCATGGAACAGAACCCGATGGCTGGCAGCAGCTATCTGGAACATCCACGCAAAGCACCCGGTCAAGCCTACTGACCTGCTTGAATGGCCGGAGGAAAGGCGGCAACGAATGAATGAGTTGAAACGAATACAGGAAAAGCTAAACACAGACAAGCGATTCCCGAAACAGATAAAACCGAAAGAACCAACCCATGAACAAAGCAGTTAAGGCAATACATTACCTGATGGCCAACACGGCCGGAATAACAGCCGAGATACCAGCATCTAAGGTGTTTCCAGTCCGCGCTCCGCAATCCACGCAATACCCCTATGTTGCCCATCAGTTGCTCAGCAACCGGCCCGAACCGCAAAAGGACAGCGCGAGTAATTTTGATTTTGCGCAGATCCAGCTTTCGATATACGCGGAAACCATGACCGAGGCGCAGGACATCGCAGAGGCCATCCGCACCGGGCTTGACAAGCGGCAAGGCACATTCGACGGCGTGGCAGTTGCCAACATCGAATACCTGGGCGAAACACACCTACCCGAAGACGGCGCCGGCAACGATCAGATTTACCTGGTGCAGATTGAATTTGAAGTAAATTACCACCGCTAATCGGACATGGCAGAACGCGGCGGAGTAGATAGTCTGAATATTGTAATCGGCGCCAATACAGAGGCGCTGAAGAAGGGTCTCGACGATGCGGTCAAGGCGTTTCAGGGTACGTCCCAAAGCCTTGAGAAACAGGCCGCGAAGGCACAGAAATCTATGGAGCGCCTGCTTAAAGGCGCATCCGACCCCGGCGCAAACCTTAAGCAGCAGAACCGCAACCTTACCAACCTCGCCGGCGCGTATATGCAAATGGGCGAGGCTGGCAGCGCCGGGTTTAAGAAGGTGACCGAACAAGCCATTGCGGCCCGCCGTCAGATGGAAGACGTCAACGACGCTATCATGGCGGCGGATTTGGAAGGCCGGGCAAAGTTGGCCGCGATGGGATTCGCGCAAGCTACTCAGGCCATTGCCGGTATGCAGGGCGCTATGCACCTGTTAGGATTAGACACGAAGACAGCCGCTGAAGCTACCGCAACATTGCAGAGCCTGATGGCTATCAGCTCAGGGATTGAAGGCATAGTCGCATTGGAAGGTACGATGGACGCACTTTCAAAACGCCTGCCTATTGTCAACAGCCTGATGAAGACCTTTCAGATGCTGATGCGCCCCGGCCCGCTTCTACTTATCGGCGCGGCGGCTGCTGCCCTCTATACTATTTTCTCGAATATGCCCGCAAAGATTGCGCGGGTAAATTACGAACAAAAGGCGCTGCTTGGATTGACCGAGGCTATGAAAGGCGCGGTTACAGATGAACAGGTGCAGCTCGCGAAATTGGGCGGCGTACTGCAAAGCAACACCGCGACGCAAGAGCAGCGGCGCATGGCCCTGAAGAAATTACAGGAGCTATACCCGACCTACTTCAAAGACCTTGATTTAGAGAAAGCCAAAACCGGAGACATCGCCACCGCGATAAACCAGGCTACCGAGGCGCTGAAGAAAAAAGCAATGGTCGCCGCGATTGATAAGCGGATGACCGACCTTGCCAGCAAAGAGATCGAGAAACAAATCCTGCTGCAACAGAAGCAGGCTGAGTTTCAGAAGTTCGACCGCAAGAAAGGTGAGGTAGGGTTTCAGAATTTGCGAAGCGAAATCGCCACCATTCAGGGCGAGATGATGACCATACAGGCCGAGCGCAATTCGCTTATCAAAATAGCGAATGACGTCGGAGCCGATTTTACAAAGAGCCTGGCTGAAGGAATTAAGACCGGCGGCGGCGCTGGTTCAAAAGCGCCTGTAAAAAAAGCAGTCGAAGAAATTCAATTCCAAGTATTGGACGCCATGCGCACGATGAACAGCGGCGCAGTGAGCAATGTAAGCGGAGCGCCTACGGTATCCATTCCGCTAAACGTAAATTTCAAAACAGGCGACCTGACCGGCCGGGTCGGGCAAATTGTGCAGGATATAAATTCAGCCCTCGACTCAGGCATCAAACAAATGGCTATCAATATGGCCGGGGCGCTGGGCGACCTTGCAATGAACATAGTTGCAGGCGCTGAAGACCCGCTGGCAAAATTTGGCGATGCGCTTTTATCTACCCTCGCAGGATTCATGCAAACCCTCGGGCAAGCTATGATGGCGGCGGGATTGGCTTCGCAGAAATTCCAGGCGCTACTATTCACACAGCCAGCCGGCGCAATTATCGCAGGTGCCGCGCTTATCGTTGCGGCAGGCGCGGTGAAGGGCATCATGCAGAAAGGTATCGAGGGCCGGAAATCCAAAGGCAGTACGTCTTCTAACAATCAACCCGCCGGCATCCGCCCGTTCGCCGACGGCGGGATTATCTCCGGCCCGACCCTGGGCCTTATGGGTGAGTACCCAGGCGCCCGCAGCAACCCAGAAGTAGTGGCACCGCTGAACAAGCTGAAGGACATGATCGGCGGCGGCGGGAATTTAACGACACGGGTAAGCGGTCAGGACTTACTGATTATGCTCGATAGGGCCGAAACAAACAGAGGGAGGGTGAGGTAATGGGCATTAAGTACCGCGCAGAGTTCGATGATATAAACGCCGTCCGCTGGAAAGTGGACATCGACGAAGCCGGCTATTCAGGCAGCGTTTCCACGTTCACCGTGGCAACGCCCGGCTTTACCGCGACATGGGAGGGCGACGGCTCGCGGGTGGGAGAAAACCCCATCCGCAGCAGCAAGGCTGTAATCCATTGGCTTGTATCAAACAGCACAGAGGAAACGTTTCTTGACAGCCTGGCGCAATCGTCGGAGCTGAAATACAACGTCCTGATATACCGGGCCGGTTCGCTGTGGTGGGTCGGCACCGTCTTACCTGACCTGTGCGTATTTGAGAACCGCTACTATCCTTTCGCTTTCGACCTGACAGCGGTCGACGGCTTGGGGCGGCTGGCTGACTTTGATTTTGATTATGCGACCAACACCAGCAATCCGGACGAGTTCACCCTCGGCACAATCATAACCGAGGCGCTGAAGCCTACGAAGCTCGACACTTTTTACGGCGGCTCGGACGTGTACCTGCGTGCATCCTGCGAATGGGTGGACGATAACCAGGACACCGTCCGAGACTCGTTGGAAAAGATTCGCGCCCGGCGGCTTGCCTTCCTGAAAAATTCAGACAAGGCAGACCATTCCGGCTTGTGGGAACCAATCACTTGCAAGGAAGCACTTGAAAAGGTGCTGTGCTCGATGGGTTGCCGGATTGAATTCAGCCGTGGCAGCTACCGCATTTATCAGCATCAGAACTACAGGGGTACATCTTACACCGAATACCGCTACAGCAAAACGGGACTAACGTCCGCCGGCTACCT